AGAATCTACGAATGATTGGATTTATCACAATGACTAAAAATTAAAAAAAAAAATAGATTATGAAAATATTAGATATTGATGTTAAAGTCATCAAAGACAAACAAAAAATTAAAAGTTTTAAAAAAACTTTTAACACTAATGAACCATTAACGGTTGAACACATTAAAGGTGTTATTAAAGATGAAATGGGATTTCCATTTGAAATAGTAAAAGAACAATTTTACTGTAAGTCAAATGAATTAAAAAATGAAGATAATGCACCATTTAAATCGGGTAACGAATTTATTTTAACAATTAAGTAATGGAATTTTTTATCAGACAAGGGGCAACTGAACCAATCCTTAAAATGAGATTGATTGATGACGGTAAAAACGACAAGTCGTCCTTTAATGATATGCTAGAGAATTCCGACATCACATTCGAAATGTTTGATGTTAAAACAGAAGAATATCATATCTTAAACGGTTCTTGTCTATTAACGACGAGGACCAAAAAGTATGACCAAACAACTGACGAATACTACATAACCTATCGTTTTACCGAAGAAGGTACGTCAGTAAAGGGTCGTTTCGAGGGTATCATTAATGTACAATTTTTAGATACCAATAGTAACCCAACAACAAAGTTAATCACCCCAATTTCCGAAAAGTTATTTATCAACATTATTTAGGGGGATTTTTATTTCTCGATTTTTTTTCTTACATTTAAAAATGTAACCAAGACAAACTGTGGATTATCCACAAGATAATGTGTCAAATTAAAAAAAATCATAATGAGAGAAGTTATTTCCCAGGAAATCATTGAGAGTTTCCTGAATGGGGCTGACCCCGAAGAATTCATTGTGGGTGTTGAGTACGACTACCCCACAAACAAAATCTACAAAATCATTCAAGACCCTGAATTGGGGAAAATCGTTAAACCTGATAGTTTTACACCATTTTTATGGGTTGGGGACTTAGTTGGTTTGGGTTTCTACAACGATTCAAAAACTGAACAGAAGAAGGCAATGACTAAACACGGTATTCTAATTGAAAGATTAGAAACAGGTGACAATGTTAGACTCGAAAACGGATTAAAGTATTTGGTTAAAAGTTTAAAGAGTTACACAAGTTTAGTTTCTTTCTTTAAAGAAGGCGGTCTTGATCCTTGGGGTGAAACATCTAGACAAAATTTTCAAATACTATCTCCCGTTGAACAATATCTAGTTCAAACAAAGAAAAGATTATTTAAAGGTATTGAAGATTATAGTGGTGTTTATAGATTTGTATTTGATATTGAAACCACGGGTCTTGATCCCGAAACTTGTAAGATTATCTTAATTGGAGTTAAGGATAACCGTGGTCTACATAGAACAATACCCGCATTTGGTGATGATGGTGAAAAAACCTGTATAGAAGAATTTTTTGAGGTTATTCGAGAAAATAAACCAACAATTATTAGTGGATATAACTCGGCATTCTTTGATTGGCCGTTTATATTAAAAAGAGCCGAGATACTTGGTGTTGATGTTAATGGTCTTACTCAGATATTCACCAAACAGGGAATGAAAGAGAAAGAGGGGATGTTGAAATTAGCTAATGAAATAGAAACTTATAAACAACACATCATTTGGGGGTTTAATATTATAGATATTGCACACGCAGTACGTAGAGCTCAGGCAATTAATTCCGAAATTAAATCTTGGGGATTGAAATATATCACCACATATTTGGAGAAAGAAAAGGAGAATCGTATCTATGTTGATGGAGGTAAAATTTCTAAAATTTATTTAGAGAATGAAAGTTATTATGTAAACCCAAAGACAGGTGGATACAAACAAATTGGTGAACCAGGTACAGATGGTTTATTACAAAAATATCCTGGTAAATTTGAAATATGGACGGGAAGAAAAATAGTAGAACAATATCTTGATGATGACTTGTATGAAACTATGGTCGTAGATGATAGTTTCTCACAATCAACGTTCTTACTTTCTAAATTAGTACCAACAACGTATGAAAGAGCAGCCACAATGGGAACCGCTACGTTATGGAAATTAATAATGTCAGCTTGGTCATATGAAAATAAATTAGCAATTCCATCTAAGGATGAAAAACGAGCATTTACGGGAGGATTATCTCGTTTATTAAATGTAGGTTATGCTAAAAACATTGTTAAGTTTGACTACTCATCACTTTATCCATCTATTCAACTTGTGTATGATGTATTTCCAGATTGTGATATTATGGGGGCTCAAAAATCGATGTTAAAATATTTCCGTAACATTCGTATTAAGTACAAACTTCTTGCTGGGGAATTAAAGGATAGTGACCCAGTGTTATCAGAGATGTACGACCGTAAACAATTACCAATTAAGATTTTCATCAATGCGTATTTTGGTAGTTTATCCGCACCACACGTATTCCCTTGGGGTGAAATGAATTCAGGTGAAACCATTACCTGTATTGGTCGTCAGTGTTTAAGAATGATGATTATGTTCTATATGAAAAAAGGATATAAACCTCTAGTAATGGATACTGATGGTGTTAACTTTGAAACACCTGAAACAGCTAAGGATTCTGTTTATATTGGTAAGGGTTTAAACGAATTGGTTGTTGAAGGTAGGGAGTATCACGGAATTGAAGCCGACACCGCCGAATTCAACGATATCTTTATGAGAAATGAAATGGGATTGGATATTGATTACACTGCACCTGCTTGTATCAACGTATCTCGTAAGAATTATATCATTAAATTAATTAAGAAAGGTAAAGAGAAAATTAAATTAACAGGTAACACAATTAAATCTAAAAAACTACAAACATATGTTGTGGAATTTTTAGATGAAGGATTAAAGTATTTGTTAGATGGTGATGGTTTATCTTTTGTAGAATTATATTACGATTATGTGGAGAAGATTTATAATAAAGAAATTCCACTATCTAAAATTGCAAATAAAGCTCGTGTAAAACAATCAATTAACGATTATAAAAAACACATACAGAAAACAACCAAATCTGGTTCGTTAATGTCACGTCAAGCTCATATGGAATTAATACTACAGAATAACCATTCTGCGGGTTTAGGTGATACAATTTATTACATTAACAATGGTGATAAGAAATCATCTGGTGATGTAACTAAAATTAATAAACCAACTAAGAAACAACAACAGGAGTATATTGATAAACACGGGGAATCAATGCCAAGTGATTATGTTCAAGTTAACTGTTATATGATTCCAGAAAAAGATATTGTGGATAATCCCGATTTAAGAGGAGATTATAATGTTCCTCGTTATTTAACAAACTTTAATAAAAGAGTGGAACCATTATTGGTTGCGTTTAACCCTTCAATTCGTGAAGATATTTTAATCGAAGACCCAAAAGACCGACAATACTTTACTAAATTACAATGTGAATTAGTAAATGGATATCCACTTAAAGAAGACGGTCAAGATAAGTTTGAAGAGGTTATGACACTATCAGATGGTGAGGTTGTTTTTTGGAATAGAGTTGGTCGCGACCCATACTTTATGTACGTAGAAGATAGTTTACAATTGGTTGATCAATATTGGGTTGACCATAATCGTAAGGTTCTTAAAAACCAAGCACAAAGTATTAAAAGTAATGAAGACGAAATAATTTTAACAAATACTAACGACTTCGCTCTACACGCAATTGAAATTTAGATTACATTAAATGGTGATACCATTGGTCTATATTTCAAAGATTTATTAAGATTCTCCGCTTCGTTACCTTTCCTCTCAAGGATTTTTTCGGGGCGGAGTCTTTCTAATCTTTGCATTAATTCCTCAACCAATTTAGATTTCTCATCCTTGGCTTCGGTTAATAATGACGAGTAGTCAAGTTTTACTTGACTGTCTGGAACTTGTAAATCTCCAGAAAACTTACCCCAAATTCTGGCTAAACCTTCTTTAGCAAACGCTATCAAATATTTTCTAACCCAGTTCTGAGCTGGTTTATTTAATGCATCCCAAGTAAGTTGTTCGGTTTCAACATCTGAAGGTAACTTTACCACATCTTTGTTTTTATCCAAACAAGTATCTCTATCCATAGTATCGTAATACCAATACCATACATTATAGTTACGTTTAACATTTGAAAAGTCGAATCTACCTCCTGGTACATTATATAAGTGAATTATTTTAGTTCCATCAGGGCCTGCAGTTATTCTATAAGTTAAATCCCCACCAATTAATCGGTTTTTGATACTTCTATCTTGCATTCTCAATAATAGGTCAAAGGCTGGCATCATAAAATACGAACCACCATTAGCCATTTGAGCAAAACCACCAGAACCTGCAATACCACCCAATCCACCAAATCCACCTAAGAATGGGTCAATGATAGAATCTGACAATTCTGAACGAGCAAACCATAAAAGTTCATTTATCTCTCTACCCGCTGGGATACTATACATTTGTTGTCCATCAACAAGTTCAATATAATCTTTTTTAAGTTCAGAATTTCCACCTGCTTGTAACCCAACGATTTTAGAATAAGAATGGGAATATTGAGTCTCATAATCTAAACTTCTAGTTGTAAACGCTCTTGTTAACGATTGAGTATCAACGTCAAGACCCGCTAAGGCTGACCATTGTGACTCAATTAACCAATCACTTACGTATTGTTCGTATTCAGATAAGGATAATTCGATGAAAGTATCCATTTGTTCTTCGGTAAGTTCAATCCCTCTAACAGGCATACCCAACAAATGGAATACCTGAGTATATAATTTTTCTTTCTCTGGTTGTGAAATAATTGTTGCGCTCATTGTTTGTTTTATTAATATAAATAGTTTATATTTTAAAAGAAAATGTACAATAATATGGACAAAAAATTAAAATATAACGATTTTAAGTCCTTGTTTGACGAAGGTTGGGATGGGTTTAAGGGGTATTATTTCAATGAAGCTCAACGTAACTTTGAAATGGAATACCGTAAAATAGGAAAGTGGGGGTGGTGTCAATCTAGAGAAAAAGAAGGAATTTTAACGGAAGACGGGGATTGGGATGATGCAAATAGAATTAATACACACCCAAATTTGTGTAAATTCTTTTATGAGGAATGTATAAAAAACAATCCAAATATTTTTGTGGAGTTTGGTAATCCCCAATATCATAAAGAGAATGTAATCGTATTATGGAATTTCATAATTGGTAATTTTGACCTATATTTCACAAAAAAAATTACAAACAAATATTATGATTTAATTTATGGATTATTAAATCAATCTTGGCAAAGAGGTAACATATCGGTTATAATTGCCGTTCTTTATCTTAAGAAATTCTATCCTAATATTAAAAATATTAAATTTGGTTTTAAGACTGGGGATAAAGATGATATGGATGGAGTTGATATTGAAGCAACTTTAGAGGACGATTCAATAATAAGAATTCAAGTAAAAGGTGGTAGATATACGGATAAAAATTATGGTGGAAAATATTATATAAACGGTTCCACTAATGATTTAAAATACGACAGATGTGACCACTACATATACACACAAACAAAGTATGGTAATTTACCGTCTTCGTTTATTATGTTTAAAAATACAGACCAAATAGGTAGGAAAGATAAAAGTATTATAGTTCCTGTTGATGATATAAAATTTAAAATACAAGAAAATATGCCAATGCCTGAAAAATTAACCGACTTAATGAAAATTTGTGGTGAAAATAACATCCAATTTCAAATTAAAAAAGAAGAGGAGTCAAATTACATTAAATTAGATGAAGAAAACAAAACATTAATTATTAATTTCAGTGACTATGAAAATAATTCATTAGAAAAAGAATCAATAGAAATGTTAGAAAAATTAAAAGAGATGTTTAAGTAAATCTTTACTGAAAGATTCAGAATATTCCCCATCTCCCATTACTTGGTCAATTATATTTTTCTTCTTTTGTAATATATTATAGATAATCTTTTCAACAGTGTTCTCAAATACAGGATAGTATACGAGAACACTATTTTTTTGTCCATATCTATATGCTCTATCTTCACCTTGTGAGTGGTCAGCAGGGACAAACGATAAGTCATTCATTATAACAACCTCAGCAGCGGTTAATGTAATACCAACACCCGCAGCTTTAATGTTACCAATAAACACTTTTATTTTATCATCAGTTTGAAACCTATCAACGTTCTCTTGTCTCTTATCTTTATTCATACGACCATCAAGAGTAACAGAGTTCTTTTTATATTTCTCGTGAATCATATCAAGACTCATTGTAAAGTTAGTAAAAACGATAACCTTCTTACCTTGTTCTAAACATTTATCAATTAACTCACAAGTATACGGAATTTTTTCATATGCAATAAGTTGTCTAATCTTCATCAAACGATTAAGTGTAACACTAATAGTTTCCTCATTCTTTTTATCGGTACTAATACGTGTAAACTCTTCTAACTCCTCATCATACATCTTACTTGTTAATTCAACAAATACGGGTGTTACAATTTTTTCTGGTAAATCAAGTATGTCAGTTTTCATCCTACGAAGAACTAAATTCTTGGTACGTTCACGAAGTTCATCTAAATTAGATGCTCCACTTGTGTTCCACACTCTACGATTACCAACGTTGAATTGATATCCTTTACAATATCTACGAACATATGATTGCCAATTTAATGTTAATGGTGATTCAACAATCTTTAATAGGTTAAAATAGTTAATAGGTCTTGAGGTCATTGGTGTTCCTGTTAATAACCATACTTTAGGTATAGTTTCAAGAACATCATTTAATAGTCGAGTTCGATTTGCGGTGGCGTTTGAAATGTAATGAGCTTCATCTACGATTGCCAAGTCAAAATTGGCATTAACCAATAATTTATAATCGTCACTATCCTCACTCTTGTCTGTGGTGTGGTAGTTCTTAATAATATCATAATTAATAATATAGTAGTCAAATGTAGATCCCCATTTACGTCCTTCGACAATTAAAACTTTTCTATCTGAATAGTTTCTTATTTCCCTTTCCCAATTTATTTTTAAAGATGCGGGACACACTATAAGTATCTTTCTTGCTTTACTTTCTAACGAAGCAATAACTGCGGATGTTGTTTTACCAAGACCCATATCATCTGCTAAAATAAATTTATTATTTGCTAATAATTTTTCAACCGCAATTTTTTGATGGTCCATTGGTGGTCTCGAATCATACTTACTATAATCGATTACCCTATCTAACTTTTTCTCTTCTTGAACAACAGCAGCCTTTGGTAACCAAAAGGACGACATTTGTTCGTGATTTAGAATCTTACCCCAAATGTGGAACGCTTTATCCGATTCACATAATAATTTCTCACACCAAATTGATTCTGGTGCGGTTGTCAATAATTTATCTTCTTGTAGTTTTTCACTAAAAGTTGAAACAATGTTAATATATTTTCTTGCAACCTTTGGGGTCGTGTCTTTATATTTTAAAACATATTCAGCTTGTGGTCTTGTTAATTTAAAATTTTTAACATCCGTAAATTTACGTTTCCATTCTAATAGTTGGTTGTTCGAACCGTCATAAGACGATAAAACATTTCTAGCCTCTATCTCAGGAATATTAATACTTTCCATATATTGTAAAATATACATAAATAGAATGGAACATTAAACTATTTATAGAGGATATGGATAATAAACTACCAATTACTAGATTAGGGAAATTCTTCTCAAAAGACGATTTTGACATCAATATACAAATGGGTCAAGAGTATCTTCACGGGGATTTAAATATGAAATTAGTACTTTATCGTGTAGACAGAGCGAATACCGACATTGATTCTGTTTACGCTGAAGTGGGTAAAGACGAGATAAAATACTTCCCACCTGTTGAATTTAATGCGTTAGTTAAAATAGACGAACCTAAAAACAATTCATATAAAACAGGATTAATTAGATACGCCGAACCTGGTAATTTAACATTATCTGTTTACATTAGTCATTTGGAAGAATTAAAGATAGATATTAGATATGGTGATTATGTTGGTTATGCAGATTCTGAAGACAAAATAAGATACTACACGGTAACAAATGACGGTAAGGTAACTTCAGATAATAAACATAAAATGTTTGGTTACAAACCACATTATAGAACAATAACTTGTGTTCCGGCACAGGAAGTAGAATTCAGAGGAGTATAAAAATGGGAATACCTAAAAGAAAAAACAATATTGATGTTTACGGTGGTAAAGAAGTTTATCAGGGTAAACAGGTTATGGATAGAAGACAAGAGTTATTAGATAGAATAACCAAGTCAGATTCATATATGCCCGATTCAATATTACACGATGATTTGGATGGTGGAATGTTAGATTTCATAAAGACCCATTTCAAAGTGGTATCAGATGGTGCTGCCATTCCAATTATACCAAAAATATTAACAATCCAAAGATGGGGTGAGTTTACAAATAATTGGCAATTTTCAGATGATGATGGTAATATGAAGTTACCATTTATTGCAGTTATTAGGAAACCCGATGTTCAACCAGGAACTAATCCATCAATTCAAAGAACAATACCTGATAGACAATCTTTTCACTATGCGACGGTTCCAACTTGGAATGGTACTCAAATGGGTGCAGATGTGTATAAGATGCCACAACCCGTAGCAATTGATATTTCATTTGAAGTTACAATCGTTTGTACGAAATTCAGGGACTTAAATCGTTTTAATAAGATTGTTCTACAAAAATTCTCATCGAGACAATCGTATACGACTGTAAAAGGTCACTATATACCAATTGTACTCGATTCTATCGACGATAACACTCCAATGGACTCAGTTGATGGTCGTAGATTTTACATCCAAAATTATAAATTTACAATGTTAGGATTCCTTATTGATAGTGAGGAGTTTGAAGTTAAACCCGCAGTAAGTAGAATGTTCCTTATGAATGAATTCATTCAATCAAAGGGATATCAGAAAAAATATATTAATAAAACAATTGATATAACCGTTGCTACGTTTATTGCTGATGGTATGCAAACCGCGTTTAGTGTTGGTGAGAGTATTGGTATGTTATTTAATGTTACAATTAACGGTCTTATTCAAGAAAGAGACGTGGATTATTTCCATATTCCAGGAACATCTAAAATTACATTTGTAAGTCCACCTCAAGAAGGTAGTATCGTTGCCATTACATATTTTAAAGGTAGAAATAGTGTATTCATTGACACATATGGTAAACCAATTCAAGTTGTGACCGAATACTTCACTTATAATGGGTCAACAGTATCGTTCACAGTACAAAATACTATTGATAGTGTTGTTACTTTAGATATTAACGGTCTTGTTGAAGATGAGGGTGTCGGTTTTGAAATTACAGAATCAAATCAAATTACACTACAAGGAATTCCAGTTGTTGGGTCTGTAATTGGTATCACGTATTTGTATTAATCGTCACCATAGATATCTTTCTTTTTTGGTTTACAGTACTCCTCAATCCATTTTTCCAACACCTTATATATTTTAAGGCCACTTTTATCACAATAAGTTTTTAACATTTCGTGGTGTTTATCACTGATTTTAACGTTTTTTTGAGTGTTTTCCATAGTATAAGATATTAAAAGATATTATAAGATAAATAACTATCTTTTTAAGGAAAGTACGGAAATCTTTGCTAAAAACAAAGATATTTATAGAATAAGTAATAAAAATATTAACCAAACATTAATCGATGGCAAATTCAAACAGAGTATTTGTTTCTCCAGGTGTCTACACATCAGAGAAAGATTTAACATTCGTAGCTCAAAGCGTCGGGGTAACAACTCTTGGTTTAGTCGGTGAAACCTTAAAGGGTCCAGCCTTCGAACCAGTTCTAATAAGTAGTTTCGACGAATTCAAAACATATTTTGGATCAACTTCACCTTCAAAAGACGGTGTGGGTAACCCGAAATATGAATTACCGTATGTAGCTAAGTCGTACTTGCAAGAGTCAAACCAATTATTCGTAACAAGAGTATTGGGTCTTACAGGATACAAACCTTACAAAACATTCGGTATTAAGACATTAGGTGGTATCACCGTTGATAAGACTCAAACCCCTACATCAACAGGATTCACATTAAACCCATCCCTAACAGGTATTACAGGAAGTACCGTTTATTCTGAACTTTCTAATAAAACATCTGTGGATGGTACATCAATAACTGACTATATCACAGATAATTTTGCTGGATATGGTACAGGACAAACGGGTCAATGGTTCGTTATTGGTCTTGTTCCAGATTCAAGTGTTTCTGGATTGAGTGGTATTGAAGTCTCTTCTCCATTAAATGGTGCAAATAGAGCTAATTCATATAATAATAAAGAATGGTTCAATGTATTTTATAATGCGGGAGCAACAATAAACAGTGTCTATTCTTATCTTTTTGTTTGGAATGGTACTGGTTTTACCGGAACTAGATTCGTATGGACAGCATCTTTAAACACTGATTATGACAGTATTGTTGTAGCGGCTTTAAGATCAAGAGGTAAATACGTTGGTCAAACATTAACACACGAAGTAACGGCAAACACTGGAGTTACAATTTCAAGTGTTGGTACTTTAGATAAAAATGTATTCTCTGAATTTACAATAACAACCGCAGGATTAAACAGTGGAACTAAATCTTTCACTTGTTCATTAGATACAACATCTTCAAAATACATTACAAAAGTATTAGGAAGTGATGTGTTTGATAAGTCAACTGACGATTACGCGGTTTATGTTCACGAAGTATATCCAAAATTATTAAAACACGCTTACGAGAAAGGATTAGTAAGAGGTATTAGTTCAACAATAGCTTATAATCTTGACGGAACTAATTTCTTACACCAATGGGATACTACAATTTCTCCAATGGTTGTATCTGAAGTTCGTGGTGGTAAGGTTACCGATTTATTCCAAGTTCAGACAATTTCTGACGGTGAAGCTGCTAACTTCCAAGTTAAAATAATGATTCAAAACATTAATGTTGATTCTGGTGAGTTTGATTTAATCGTTAGAGATTTTAACGACACCGATGATAATATGGTAGTAATTGAAAAATTCACAAGATGTTCAATGAATCCAGATTTACCAGGTTACGTTGCTAGAAAAGTAGGTACCTCTGATGGTGAATTTGAATTACGTTCAAAATACATTATGTTAGTTATGGACGCAAATCACCCAACGGATGCTTTCCCTGCAGGTTTCAAAGGTTTCTTAACCGACAACGCGTTCTCAGGATCAACTTTAGGAAGTACAATTTATAAAACTAATTATCTTGCAGCTGGAGACGTAATTTATTACGAATCAGATGGTACACCAGTATTGTCTAACGGAGATAAAGTAAGAAAAGTATCTTTAGGTCTTTCTTCTCAAGTTGGTTTTGACAAAGATTTATTTAAATTTAAGGGTGCCGATGCGAGTGGAGAATCATTTGGATTCCACTTATCATCAAATGCATCTGCAGTAACTGGAACATCATTTAAATGTACCCCATATGATTTAGAAGGTGCGGATAAAGGATTATTGGAAAACATTGGATACCGTAAATTCACATTCGCAGTGTACGGAGGTAGAGATGGTTGGGATATCTATAGAGATGTTAGAACTAACGGAGATGCATACATTTTTGGTAAAAATACGTATGTAAGTGGTCACACAACTAATAGTGGTGTATTCAGTAATACAGTTGGAAACTCTGATTATTACGCATACTTAGATGGTATTAATACCTTCTCAAACCCTGAAGCTGTTGATATTAACGTATTTGCAACTCCAGGTATTAACTTCTACGATCATAGTTCTTTAACCACTCAAGCAATTGATATGGTTGAAAATGAAAGAGCGGATTCCTTGTATATTATTGGTTCTCCTAATAACCCAACAACTGAAGGTGTTATTGGTGACCTTGATACCGTTTCTTTAGATACAAACTACTCAGCAACATATTGGCCTTGGATTCAAGTAAGAGATACAGATAATGCAACTCAATTATACATTCCACCAACAGGTGAGGTTGTTAAGAACATTGCTTTAACTGATAATGTGTCTTACCCTTGGTTCGCAGTCGCTGGTTATTCAAGAGGTTTGGTAAATGCAATCAAAGCATCTAAGAAATTAACTTTAGATGAGAGAGATGACCTTTATGCTAACAGAATTAACCCAATTGCAACATTCTCTGATACTGGTACTATAATTTGGGGTAATAAAACCCTTCAAGTTAGAGAGTCAGCTTTAGATAGAATCAACGTAAGAAGATTACTATTAAGAGCAAGAAAATTAATATCTGCCGTAGCGGTTAGATTATTGTTCGAGCAAAACGATGAACAAGTTAGAAACGAATTCTTAAGATTGGTTAACCCAATTCTTGAGTCAATTAAAAAGGAAAGAGGTTTATATGAATTCCGTGTAACGGTTTCAAATGACCCAGAGGATATCGATGCTAACACATTGAGAGGTAAGATTTACGTTAAACCTACTCGTTCTCTTGAATTTATTGATTTAGAATTCATAATTACCCCAACAGGGGCTTCATTTGAGAATATCTAATCTAAAAGGAGATATAAAACAGAAAGGGGTTCCATTTACGGGACCCCTTTTCTTATAAAAAGATGTATGTTCCACAAGGAACCATTTTTTATAACAATTATATTTTTTTACTTATACTAGTATTCTAGAACTAGATATTCTAGTATTTATTAATAATATTTTAATTATTTTATTAATTAAGTAATTTATTCTAGAACTTTTTAAACTAGTCTAGTAAAAAACTACGAAAAATAATTGACATAATCAAGCCCAAGACAATAATAAATCAAAAAAAGATTATTTTCCATTTGGCTTATATTTATAGGAAAGATAAACTAAAAACTTAACAAATACAAAATGGCAGATTTACTAATGAAAATGCCGGTTCCTTACGAACCGAAAAGAGTTAACCGATTCATTGTTAGATTCCCTTCATCATTGGGTATCAACGAATGGTATGTTACTTCAGCTAAAAGACCTAGTGCTAAAATTAACTCGGTTGAGATTCCTTTCTTAAACACTTCAACTTACGTTGCAGGTAGATTTACTTGGGAAGCTCTTCAAGTTACATTTAAAGACCCAATTGGTCCTTCAGCATCACAAGCTTTAATGGAATGGTTCCGTTTACACGCAGAATCAGTAACAGGTAGAATGGGATATGCTGCTGGATATAAAAAAGACATTGAATTGGAAATGTTAGACCCAACGGGAGTTGTGGTTGAAAAATGGATTCTTCAAGGTACATTCATCACCGACTTAAACTTTGGTGATTTGGATTACAACAACGATGCAATCGCAACTATCCAATGTACATTGAGAATGGATAGATGTATTCAAGTATACTAATACCATTTTCTACATAATATTATTAAACCAACAACCGAATTAGTAAATCTGTCTAATGGGTTGTTGGTTTTTTATTTTAAATCTTTACTTTCACATAGTTATTAAGTAAATTTAGACTATGGAACAATTCGCAATAGACCCAACAATCGCATACGACGTAGTTGAATTACCATCAAGAGGTATTCATTACGCAAATAAGAAAAAATCGGTTCGAGTAGCATACTTAACCGCCTCAGATGAAAATATTTTATCTGCCCAAAATTTAATTCAAAGTAACACAGTTATTGAAGAATTATTAAAAAGAAAAATATTAGATAAAGATTTACCAATTGATGATTTATCTGACGAGGATAGACAGGCAATTCTTATATTTTTACGTAATACCGCATTCGGTACAGATTATACATTTTATTTAAAAGACCCCAACACTAATGAGGAATTCACTGCAATTGTGGATTTAAGTGAGGTAACCTTTAAGGATTTTGGTTTGACTCCAGATGAAATGGGAGAATATAAATACCATCTATCAAAATCATCAATTGACATTACATTCAAATTTTTAACAAAAAAACAATTAAAAGAAATTGAAAAAATTGAAGAGAGTTGGAATGGTATTGGAGCCGCCCCGATTGTAACAAAACAATTGGAGATGATGATTAAATCTGTTGCAAGTAACAGAGACCCAATGAATATTCATAATTTCATTGAAAAATTACCAATTAAAGATTCACAAGAATTTAGAAAATTTGTAAGAGAAAATAAACCAAATTTAGATTTAGTAAAATCAGTAACCGCCCCATCAGGAGAACTTGTCAACGTAGAAATTGGCTTTGGGGTGGAGTTTTTTCGCCCTTTCTACGGAGTATAAGAAAGGTCAATTAGACGAGATTTTATTTTTGGTTAAAAGAGGATTCTCATATGGAGATATCCTATCTATGCCCATCTACATAAGAAGGTACTACATCAATTATTTAATTGAATTAGAAACCACAACTTAATCTATTTATAGGTATGCCAGATATCAGTAAATATAGTAAAGGTTTTAGTTTTGATAAGTTCAAAACTCAATATTTATCCGACCTAAGTAAAGAAGGAGGTAAGTTCGATAATAAAACATTCGAAAATGATTGGTCGGCTTACAAAATTACAGAACCAAAAACCAATTCTAATTCCAATAACGACTCAGGAGGCGGAGGAGGTAAGACACTAAAAACATATTCCCAAATTCAAGATTTTAATAAAAATATGAATATGGGTGACGCCACTGATTTAACACAATTTAGTGACGGTATCGGAGCGATACAAGATACAATATCAAGTTTTTTTGGTAAGGATGGAGGATTTGCTAATGGAATTGGTAAAATGAGTCAATCTGCCCTTGAAAAATTAAATAGGGAAATACCTGATATGCTTTCAAAAGAAGTAAGTCTAAGAGGTGATTTAAACTCGGCATTAGGTGTTGCGGGAGAATTGGCCGACAATTATAGAGAAACAATTAGTGCGTCTTTACCAGGTGTTGTTGCAATGGGGTATGGTTTTGATGATATGAAAAGTATGATGATTGGTTTAATGGAAGAAACTGGAAGGTTTACAACATTAAATGAAAAAACAGTTAGAGATACTGCAACAACATCGAGAGCATTCGTTGGTGACTTATCTGAAATGAGTAAAGTTTTTAGCACATTCGAAAAAGTCGGAATTGGAGCTGAGAGTGCTTTAGATTCAATTAATCAAGCAGGTACAAAATCTATAGCTTTAGGTTTAAACGGTAAAAAAACAGTTACAGATCTTCGCGAAAATATAGGTAAATTAAATGAATATGGATTTCAAAACGGTATTCAAGGTCTAACTAGAATGATTCAAAAGTCCACCGAGTTTAGAATGAATATGTCTGAAGTATTTAAAATTGCGGATAAAGTTATGGACCCAGAAGGTGCAATATCATTATCAGCAAATTTGGCGGTTTTAGGTGGTGCAATGGGTGATTTTGGTGATCCACTTAAAATGATGTACGACGCTACAAATAATGTAGAAGGATTACAGGATGCATTAATAGGTGCAGCAGGTTCTTTGTCAACATATAATAGTGAACAAGGTAGATTTGAAATCACAGGAGTTAATTTAAGAAGAGCAAAGGCTATGGCTCAGGAATTAGGTGTTAGTTATGATGAACTTGCTAAAGGTGCAATTGCGTCCGCAGAAAGAACATCAGCGGCTTCGGCATTAATGAGTAGAGGTTTAAAATTAGATGACAAACAAACAGAAT